GATCAGATCACATTGACACCGGACGATCTAAAGATCGAGCCAGTGAAGCCATCTGTAGGCGTGTGGGCTGTTCTAATCAAATTCATCGCATCAATATTCAGGAGCAAGTCATGAAGGGTTTCAGAACAACACTATTGTCCGGCATTGTCGGCACACTCGGTATTCTCGAAGTCGCCGATCTGTCCGTTATCCCAGATCGATATGAGGGATACATCACAATCGGCATCGCCGTTTCTGTGTTCTGGCTGCGGTTGATCACATCCACGAAGATCGGCAAGGCGTCGTAATGTTCGCCCTACTTCTCAACTTCCTTGGCGGCGGCGCGTTGAAAACCGTCACTGAGGGGATTGTCCAAGCCAGACGGGACGCGCAAGCCGCAAAGAACACCACTGAGCGCGTTGAGGCTGAAAAGGTGGTAGCCACACTCGAAGCGCAACAAATCGTGCTGCTGGCTGAACAGGGCAGTTGGATGACGCGGCCCATTCGCCCGCTCTTTGCCCTGCCGTTCATCATCTACAATTTTAAAATCATTCTCTGGGACAAGGTTCTGGGCCTCGGCGCAACAGATCCGCTGTCGGCGGAAATGCTGCAAATCGAGATGATTGTGATCGGCGCATATTTCCTTGGCCGTCCGTTTGAAAAATACATGAAACGGAAATGAAAAATACTGCAATTAACGGACGTGATTCCAGCTTTTGTTGAGTTGGATGTGGCTGATGTTTGCTCTGGATACGCCATAAAACTCGGCAAATTCTCTCTGGTTCATCCGTTTCGTTCTGATATCGCGAACATCGTTTTCGGTGAGCTTCGCGTTGCCGTTATCTTCTCCAGGTGTTTGAGCCTTGCGCCCCTTCTCCATCATATCACGCACATTGTCAGCATCCGTTCCGGGGAATAGGTGCGCAGGATTTACGCATCCAGGCGTGTCGCACTTGTGTAGGACGCGCAGACCGTCCGGTATTGGGCCGACGTTGAGTTCATAGCTGACGCGGTGAGCATACCGCGACTTCCTATTGATCTGGAACTTCCCATAACCATGATTGTTCGTGCCTGCCATCCAAAGCCAACATCCGCTCATCGGCTCCGGCATAACCTTCTCATAAAATCTTTCCATCGTGTTCCCTTTCGTTATGGTAACGTATTTATTATAAACAGACGATTGTCAAAAGTCTTCTAAGAAATAGGATTGCCAATGACCGACGACGATTTCAAGCGATCAATTGAAAGACGGCAATCAGCAATTGAAGCTGACGTTGTGGTTTTGAACAGATCACTCAACGCGCTATCAACTGCGCAGTCAGTGACAAACGTCCGGTACGAGCAGATCAAAAGCGATCTGGATTCTATCCGCAAGATTCTGAACTGGATCGCCGTCATGGCGCTCGGTGGTTTTGGCGCTGCATTCATCAACTGGGTTATCAGCGGAGGGCTTGCAAGTGTTTCTTAACTGGCTCGATCGCACAATCACCACACTGGGCGTTACGTTCACCATCATTCTGAGCATCTGGGTTTTCTATACCGTCGGGCCGTGGCTCGAATCCAATTATTTCCCCGTCACATCGAAAATCACATTCGTTGAAAAATATGAGGACAAAGGCAGGACGATATTCCGGTTTCAATACGAGAAAAAGAGGCAATGTGAGTTCAATAGTTTTGAGTGGTTTTCAGGCAGAACATTTAAGGAAAACCATTCGCCAAAAAAGATGGGCAGCAAAGAAGTCACATCAAACCCTTCCGGGGAAACCTACATATCAAGCATGTGGGTGATAGACGCACCGATTGACGAAACATTCAACGATCCGCTCATAGTCTGGTGGCACCAGTGCCATCCGTTCTGGGAAACCAAGACGATTATTTATCCATGATGCCTTCCGACAAAGAGCGCATCCGCCCGCGCACTGACATTCAAACCGGAAAATACGAGCTGGCTATAGACGGCACGGTGATCTATCAATTCACATCCGTAAACGAGTTTCATCAATTCCAGCTTGAGTGCATGTCGGCTCTTATGTGGTGTTTGGGTGATAAGCCGAAGGGGTAGGTTTACCGGGTAATGACCTAAATTTATCATGTTGTTGAGGTTAACAAAATGATCCCGCCAGACAACAAACGAATCCGCCCGCGCACTGACACTACCTTATTGCATGGGCCCTATTGACTGAGTATTGCCACCTCCTTCATCTCGCCATTTGTCCCAACTCAGGGAGTTTGTGGGCGTTTGGCGGGTGTCAATGTTCCTTGTCTTCCGTATCGTGTTTGTTTTGGCGGTCAAATTCTATCTCCATGCCAGTTTTGAAATCGATCGTAGGCTTGTCCAGCGCTTTTGCATATCGGGCAAGGGTTTCGCTGAATGTCATTTCATCGTCTGGATAGCTGGCTGGATACACCGGCTTGCTTGTCCAACCTCTCTTTCCATCTTCACCATAGACTTCATGGATTGCATCCCATGTTTCGCCGTCGTCCTCGGTGTGGCGCATGACGCGATATGTCCAGGTCATCGTTCATCACCTCTCTGTTTGGTTTGTGTGTGTCAGTTATCGCTGCCACATTCCTCTGAGATTGCAGCAACGGGAATTTCCATTGAACATTTCAGACAGACATTCCCGGCGACGGTACCAAATGATTTCGCCATATCTTCATCAGCGCCCATTACAGAAGCCAGCGCAGCGCTCCCCATTGCCATACCAAGTCCAATCTGGCGCTTGATTGCGCTGGCGTCAGCCGCAAATTGCTCGATTGTCACGCGGTAGAAAATGGGGGCGTTTTTCGTGCACACGCACTTTCCTCCTTGTTCGCCAGTTCAAGCAATGTATCGGCGTGGCATGGATCGCCCGGCTTGCACCAGCATGCGAGGTTTTTGCCGCGCAGTTCAGACACGTCTATTTTCTGTTCCTCTAGGTATTGGCGATGACCATCTACAGCGCCAATTTGGCACTGCTCAAGAGAATACCCTAGAGCAAGGCAATCAGATATCACCATTGGGTTGCCCCATTTCGAAGGCCGGGCGACATTCACGGCATCAAGGCCGTTTGCCGCCTTGCTGGCATCCTGCAGGTTGAATCCCTTTTTGCGGGACAGTTGAAGTCGGATAGGTTTGTCACTCACGCGCTTTCCTCCACGATCTTGACCGGGTGGCCAAACTTGGGGTTAAATTTGTTCATTGGGTGTAGCCCTCACCGTTGCAGTTGAAGCATGTGACTGAAATGGAAGTATGCGCTTCGTGCAAAAAACCCTCCCCACGGCACTCTGGGCAAAGGTATGTCGCGTGGCAATCTTCGCAGAGCGGGCCATAATCACCCACGCACATTTCATCCTCTTGGCATCTGCCAGTTTCGGAATCACATTCGATGCATCGCTGTAGGTTCACCATCATGTTCTCCATTCCAAATTGAAAATCTCACGCGACAAGATCAGCCGCATAGCCTCGCCTGTTGCATCCTCGCCTTTGTCAGACCAAAGCCCGAACAGAACCAAAGCAACATGGTAAGGATTGACTCCGAGATTGCGCCAAAACTCCAGTTCGTTCATGCCGCTTTGTGCGCGGTGCCGATCTGGTGACAACGGTAAAGCCCATCTGTCTGATGCCTTGCGTGATTTGCCCCGCCCGAAGTGGCCGTAGTTCGGCTTTGCATGGCTCAGGTGCGCGGCTTCGACCGGGAATGTATGATCGATGATGCAAGGCAGATCATGCAGCCATGACAGGTAGTCTTTGCGCTTTACTGGAGCCGTTGCCTTGGACGGCGTGAATTGGGTTTCCTGTGCGCGTATCCTGAAAGCCATCAGCCCACCGCCTGCGAATGATCTGCAGCAAACTCACCGTGATATTTTGCGACGGCTTTTGCACGGGCTTCGGCTGCTTCTTCGATTGTGTCAAAAAAGCCGAGATGTTTTCTTTTGCCGTCTTTATTGATCCGCGCATGCCATTTCTTATCTGCTTTGTTGTAGCAAACGCCGGGAACACCGCTGGTATTATTTTTTTTTATTGACGCGTTGTACTGATTTTCAGCATTTGTACATTCTCGAAGATTTTCCCATCTGTTGTCAGCCCGATTACGGTTAATGTGATCGACGTATCCTTTCGGCCATTTTCCAGTCATGTAGAGAAAAGCAAGGCGCGATGATAGGTATAATGGCCCATTAATCTTTATCTGTCTGTACCCTGCAGTGGAGACAGCCCCGGCCACGCTATTTTTTTTTGCAGTACCTCTCCGATTTACTTTCCACCAAAAATTGCCAGTAAATGGATCGTATTTTAGAAGCGACTTCAGCCTCGCTTGCGTCAGTGCATCTTGGTTTTCTTGTGAGATTATGGGCATTTCCTGTTCTCCTGTTTCAATCTGTCAGTTCAACGTTTCTGTGCAAATACTGTCGATACAATCATGAACTTTTGGGGATATAGTTTCATCGAGCAGTAAGTGCATCGTTTCTTTATCGTCACATAGCAGAGATATGACAGTTGCAATTGTGGCTATCAATGCAGACACGGCATCTTCTGGGTCGCCGCCAGCATCGTGAATAGTCTTGATTATGCTGTTCGTTGCATCGTCAATGACGGTGGCGCATAGATTCTTCATTTCATCGGTCATCAACTAACGTCCTCCTGTTTGCGCTTCGCTGTCCTGCTGGCGGCCTCTACGCGCCTTTCTTCACGGCGCTTGAACCAATCAGACCAGAACGCCTCAAGCTTGCCTGTGGCCTCTGCCTCGGTCTCGCCATAGCAATGGATGGGCAGAAAGCCGAACCGATCCGGCTGGCCTTTTGGCTCGGCGTGATCTGGATCAATTGCCTTTGGTGATGGAAAGCCTGTGTGTTCCGTTTCCTTGTCGTGGTTCGCGAACGGCACGCGGTATTGTGCGAGCCAACGACGGGCGGGAACGGCGTTCTTGGATTCCCATGTGACGATTGTTTTGGTGTCAGACATTTTTCAAATCTCCAGCTTCACAGCCGAGAGCTTCCGCAAAATACGCAAGCGCATATTCAGCATCATGCCCATCATTCAGGATTGCGCGGACTGACTTGCTGACCTCTCGGGCGGCCGATTTTGCAGGCTCGGAAAAGCCCTTTATTTCCGGCATCCAGTTCGTCTCGATCATCTTGGCATTGCCAGCGGATAGATTGCTGAACATGTCCCGCGCAAAATCGATCAGCCGTTTGTTTTCATCGGCTGGAATTTCTGCGGGTGACGTGGTGGCAGGAGGAGGAGAACCACTGTCACCCGCTGCGCTGGCAGAGCTATCAACGGAGGGAGGGGAGTCCTCACACTCTGCTTGCGCGTCTGTTGCTTGGGAGGAGGTAGCAACAGATTCTTGTTTCTTATCGTGGAATATCACCCCATGTTCAGCGCCCCAGGCTGTAACCAATTCCATCAGATCCGACATTTCATCTACGCTCAAATCGCTGGATGATTGCCCGTAAGGGACAACGCCGCGTTCATCGAGTGCCGGGAGGAATCTGGCTTCGCGACCAAGGGCATTCAGAAAAATAGCTTTCCATTCATCTGTGTTGAACTTCTTCCCGCCAAGTGCGCCTTGCTGTGCAACATCTGACAGCATGGCCCACATGCGGTCGTTCTGCGGCAAAGTGCGCTTTGATGACTTGAATTCAATCCTTGTGTTCACGGGCGCTTTTTGAATCCAATGAACAGCCTTGGCCCTCACATCATCGCTATTCAGGATAAGCATTGCGCGGGCCATTTATGCGGCTTCCTTCAACTCGTTGATTTTGGCCTCAATGTCAGCGAGAAATTCCCGCACACCAGATTCCAGTTCAGATATGGCCGCATCGTCACGAGGAACGCGCTGGACGTAGAAACGATACTGAGGCGGCAACCGTGGGTCATAAGACACGAAGTCGCACCAGAGGCGCTCTGTGCAGGCCATTTGCCATTGCATTTGCTTGATGTAATTCCCGGCAATCTTCTTTTTGATGATCGTGTCAATGTGCGTTGATGTGTTCGGGCATTTGAACTCGACCAGACCATCATCATCGACAAGACCATCAGGAGACGCGCCAGCCTTCTCAATCGTCGGGTGATCGACAAAGGCGACTTCTGTCACGTTCGCGTCACGCAGGAAGGCATAAGCATTGCGGGCGTCCGGCTCGATCTCATTGCCTCGGGCCATTGTCGCATTGCTGAATCCTTCACTTGGAACACCCGATAGAATTTCAGCAATCAATTCGCCCATATAGGTGTCGCGGGTTTTGCCCCAATTTTTGCCGGATCGGTCACGCGCCATCACGTCCGATATTCTGGACGCAGTGACTTTGCCTGCCCGCATCTGTAGCCACTCTTCTGAGCCTTGAATTATCTCGGTCACTGGCCCAATCCTTTCAGATGGAAATAGACGCGGCGACAAGCGGCAACATCAACCATTGCGTCGTGCGCGCCCTCAAGGTCTTCGTCGAAAAAGTGCTTGATGCATTCCTCAAGCTTCGGAACCTTGGGCTTATTAATCCCTGCAGCAATCATCCGGTCAGTTGGCGGTAGATTGATGATCGGCGAGGCTGCTTTCATTGTGCAGAACATCGGTTTTGTAATTGGCCTTGTTGCCTTGTAATGGCGAGCAATCGCCGTTTCCATGATCTGCTTGTCGAATGCGATGTTGTGGGCAACAATCAAATCAGACCGATGATACAAGTGAGAAAATGCAGCCATAGCGAATTCTATACCGACGCCAAATTCACATGCTTTTTGCGTCGTGATCCCGTGGATTTTTGCCGCCTGTTCCGGTATATCCACATCATTGTTGACGATGAAATTGAAACTTGAAACAACGTCGCCTTCATCCTCGCAAAGCTGCGCGGCAAGCTGCACCACATAGGGCTGCGTGGGGTCATCAACAGCGCTACCCTTCTGATAAAACCCGGTGGTCTCGGTATCAAAAAACATAATCATGCGCTTACTGCCTTCTGTTCTTTCTGGTGGAGCATTCCAACGGTTTCGTTGAACCGGGCAGCGGGTAGGAACTTCACCGCGTCGATCTTTGCCCACTTGCAGAATTTCTCCACGTCTGAATTGGTGTCCTCAAGCAAGGTGAGAATTTTCTTCAGTTGCTCTGGGGAAACGGGTTCGCCCGCGCCATCGTTATCTTCACCGCCAACCTGAATATTCAGCAAAGCGCAAGCCGTGTATCGCTTGCCATATGACACCGATGACCCAACAGCCTGCACAGCGTTTTTGCTGCCGCTCTTGTCTGCTGGCAAAGCAAGTTCTGTGCTGTCGTCATGGCCTCCAGCATGGCGTAATATGGCTGTGACTGTGATCGTGTCGCTGGTCACGTTCGTTTTGAACGACAGGCCGAAACCATGCCGCGCAATCACAGGCTGGATCGCGGCCTGAATATCTTCCCACCGCCCATAGTCTCCGGTGTTACTTTTCCCAAGCCGTTCGACTGCTGGAAGTTCTGGCTGCATCCTTGCGAAGGCCGCGTTGAACTCAACTTGTGCTTGACGCTCAAACACACGTTCCTGCATCTGCAAAAGGCGTTCCATCTTGTCGATATCGACGGCTGGATTCATTGCCGCCCGCTCGATCATGGAGACGATTGCAGCGACTTCGCCAACCTGGGCGGGCTGTTCTTGCGTCGCGATTTCTTGCGCGGGCTTCGATATCTCAATCGAACGGTGCGCGATTTCTTCAATGTGTTCTTCGGTGTTCATGATGTCATCCTGTCAATCAAAACGATAAATCCAAATGCGAAAGCCCAAAGGGCGGCCAGGGCGCACAGGTCTTTGAAGACCTGGTGCTTGTTCTCTGGCGGGTAGGGGTTGCGGTCAATGTTCACGCTGCAACCTCCCGCAAATGATCGGACAAAGCCGCTTCAAACCGTTCCCTGATATCAACATCAGCCAAAACGGCAGTGGACAGACGGTTGAACAATTCCACAACAAAAGGATCATCGTGCTTGGCGTGAATGCTGATATCTTTTTCCTGCCAGATATGGTCCTCAAGGCTGATGCCTGAGACAGTGAACCCATAGCCCGGGTCTTCCGTCAGGCCCGCTGTGCCGTTGAACAGGGCAACCGTTGTGCTGCCAATCTTCAGCGGCAGTTCTTCGAATTTGATTTCTGTGTCGAACGGTATCATGATTTTTCCCCCTTCAAGACTGGCGCTTCATAGCCCATTGCTGCGGCAAGCTGCATGAAACTTTTATGCGCTTCCTCGCAAAGTATAAATGCTTGATAGCTCTGAACATCGTCCATATTGTATGAAACCAAAAGGCAGTCAGATACGTCCCTGGCCTTCAGTGAAGCTGTGATTTTCTCCATTGTCGTCATAATCTTGTTCTCCGTTGATAATCACAATGTTGCATAGGCAGCAACGCAATGCAAGCGGAAAATGAAAAATAATCATCCGCAAAAGAAATCCTATGGACAAATCCAATTTATTTTGGCATTGTTGGTTATCGATGTCGGGAGCGCATGGGGCCGCATCGTGTGTTAAGTTGGAAGGTCGGGTTGCGCAAAGGTGGATGGTCACCGTGGAAAAACCATTGGGTAACAAGCAACCAACAAGGGATTCTGCACCCTGCTTGTTGAGGCACACCAGCCAATAAAAACAGTACATGATGCGTAGGTGGGACGACCCGTCATATGGGTTGGCGCTGATGTGTGTTAGAAACCTCACCTCTAAAGGTTCCAACGCGCACAGGAAACCAGCGGTCGAGGTTACTCTCGGTCGGCCTGGGTTTTCTGTGCTTATATTTCCTACATAAAGCTTCCAACCCCCTCTTTAAGAGCCTTAAAGGATTATAGAATACTGACTCTCAGTATAGTATAGAGGTATAATGGTTTTCCATGATAAACACACAGGAGCGGTTATGCACAAACCATGGTTAGAAGAAACCGACGGGCGCAGATTGCAAGCGTTCATTGGCGCACGAAACATCCCCACAAGACACATAGAGACACCAGAAGAACTGGTTTTTTTTGCATCAGAACTTTTTGAATTGCCAGAAATCAGGACGGCAACAATTGCCCAGGCTGTTGAGGCCGTGTCTGGCATGAAACGGAAGGATCGACGCAAAGCAGCCGAGCGCAACCGTTCGCGGCTGATGGAAGAAGAAAACCTGGACGACGAACCAATGAGCGAGATTGAGCAGCAGCTTGGCGAACGGATGCATTAATTTTGCATTTCGACAAAAACACTATTGCCAAGCGTTGCCAGCTATGCAACCATGCGGCATGAACACATCAGCAATTACAGAATACCGCACCAAGCGGAAGCACAAAATGTCAATGGAAGCGTTCGGGCGGATGTTCGAACCTCCGTTGAATAAATCAACCGTGTCAAGGTGGGAGGCTGGCGGAGTTCCGGCTGAACGGCTTGCTGAGATTTCGCGGATTACTGGAATTTCGGTGCGGAAGCTCAGGCCTGATATTTTTTATGGGAAAGGATCAGATCAATGACCAGCGTCAAACCAAGGCGATACTCGCAGGCTGAAAGAGCCAAGATCAATCGGCTCAAGGATGAGGGTATGGAAATCAAGCATCTTGCCGAGATGTACAACACAACACCAAAGCTTCTGCGCGACAACATCAGCCGCTGGAAGCGTTACGAGGAAAAACCAAAGCCGGACCAAAAGGCGGTTGCATCAGCCCTTGGAGTCCATCTGGTTGATTATCATCGTGCGCGGCGGGGCTTTCATGTGCCGGCACATTTGAATGACGAATACACGGATCTCCTGAAAACGGGAGTTCCAATTGTTGAGGCAGGCCGTCAACTCGGTCTTGTCAGCGTAACGGATCGCAGCTGAATAGAGAGAGGATTGAGAACATGGATTGGACAACAAAACCATTACCCGCAATCAACCAGGAAGGCATCAGCAACGCCCGTTACATCATCGCATGGGTAGTGATGGCCTCGTCGTTTGCTTTCCTCGGCTACATGGCTCTGAGAGGTGATGTGTGATGAACATCAATTCAATTCCAAACCAGATCATAACCGGGCTGATCGCCAGCGCATTCTTTGCATATTGCATAACCGGCGCGGCGGCGTTTCTGGTTGCTATTGTCAGCCTTCTTGGTGGTGCCGGATGAGCGACGTGGCCACCATCACCCGGATGAGAGAGCGCATTGAAACGCTTGAAGAAGAAAACAGGCAACTCAAGGCTTCGGTCATTCCCGACGCATCAAGCCAGACATGGAGGCTTGGATTAACTAAGACGCAATCAGCAATGTTCGAGCGTCTTGAAAAGTCTGAAATGGCGACAAGGGAAGCCCTTTTGAGTGTCATTGAACAAACGACCGGGCAGCCATCAAACCCAAAAAGTCTGGACACGATGATTCATTACATGCGCCGTCGCCTCAAAGGTTCGGGGCATCAGATCCGCACCGTCTGGGGTGTCGGCTACAGGCTGACAGGGAAGGATATGAATTTATGATTGGCACATCAACAGACCTAGCATCATATCGCAAGCATATAGCATCGCGTGGGATCGCTATCGCCAATAGGGGATTTACCCCGAAAAAAATAGGCGGATCTGCAAAGCATCATCAAAAAGCGGTTTTAGATTTCGCATTCAACAGAGGGCAAAGCGCGGTATTTTTGGACACTGGACTTGGCAAGTCGCTCATTGAGCTGGAATATGCCAAGGGCTGCGCCGACGAAACTGGCAAACCTAGCCTGATCCTGACGCCGTTGGCCGTTGCCGGTCAGATGGTGCGCGAAGGTGAGAAGTTCAACATCGAAGCGCGTCACATCAAAGATCAATCTGAGGTAGGTTCTGGCGTGATGGTTTGCAATTACGAGCGGTTGCACAAACTTGACCCAAGCTCATTCGGGGCTATTGTTTTGGATGAAAGCAGCATTTTGAAATCATTCGCGGGCCGCACAAGAACAATGCTTCTGAGCATATTCAAAGATTGCCCATACAAGATGTGTGCGACAGCAACGCCTTCTCCAAACGATCATACGGAACTTGGCAATCACGCTGAATTTCTTGGAGTAATGCGTCAACAGGAAATGCTTTCAAAGTGGTTTATCAACGACACGTCAACTGCATCGCAAGACTGGCGACTAAAGGGACACGCAACAGAAGACTTCTGGGCATGGGTAGCGTCGTGGTCGAGATGCGCCACGATGCCAAGCGATCTGGGCGGAGATGACGCCGGATACATCCTGCCTGCCATTGATAGGCATATTCATGAGGTGCAGGCGGATCGGCAGAAAGATACCGACGGCATGTTGTTTCGAATCCCTGAACTGAGCGCGACTAGTTTTCACGCGGAAAAGCGTGCGACGTTGGACGACAGGTGCGCAAAAGCGGCGATACTCGCAACGCACGATGACCCTGTTACGGTCTGGTGTGAAACCAATGCCGAAAGCGCGATGCTTGCTAAGATGATACCCGGGGCCGTTGAAATTCACGGATCGTTAAATTCCGACGAAAAGGAAAGACGGCTTTTGGATTTTGCTGACGGGAAAATACGTGCCATCGTGACCAAGCCAAAATTGGCTGGTTTCGGGGTCAACTGGCAGCACTGCTCACATGCTGTTTTTGCATCAATCAGTTTTTCGTATGAGCAGCACTATCAGGCGGTTCGGAGATCATACAGGTTCGGGCAAGATAACGTAGTCCGCAATGATATTGTCATCAGTGATACCGAGCGCAGCATATGGGATGTTGTGAAGGTCAAGAGCGACAAGCACGACGAGATGAAACTGCGAATGGCCGATGCAATGCGAGCAAACCAAACGGGCGCGGCGCGGCGTGTGGTCTATGACAGGCCGCTAGATTTGGCCTTTCCAGAATGGATTAAAACGGGAGAATGACCATGAAAAAACCTGAATATACCGGCGAAGGGTGGGCGATCCACAACAGCGATTGCATTGAGGGTATGCACGCCATGCCAGAAAGCAGCATTGATTGCGCGGTGTTTTCGCCGCCGTTCGGAGATTTATTCGTCTATTCCGACAGCGAGCGAGACCTGGGCAACTCAGGCTCTGGCGATGATTTTATGGCGCAATATGCGTTTTTTGCATCAGCTCTGGAACGGGTGATGAAGCCTGGCCGGATTGCATGTGTTCATTGTACAGACTTGCCAATGCGGAAAGCGCGAGATGGCGCTATTGGTTTGTCGGATTTTTCCGGCGATCTTATCAAAGCGCATAGTGATGCTGGTATGATTTACCATGGCCGGGCGACGATATGGAAAGATCCTGTTGTGGAAATGCAGCGGACAAAGGCGCTCGGATTACTGTTCAAGCAAATCCGCAAAGACAGCTCTATGAACAGGGTGGGAATGCCAGACTATATGCTTTTTTTCCGAAAAGAAGGCGATAATCCAGACAGAATAGAGCACGCCGCGCCGGGCGATACGGCGGCGGCAATTCCGATTGCAAAGGCGTGGCTGGCAAACATGCGGCGTCATGGGCTGGCATCAACTGTGCCGGATGATGATGTTTTGGCGGCTCTTTTACCTCATGTCGAATTTGACGTTTACGAGTGGCAAAAACTGGCATCGCCTGTGTGGATGAATATAAAGCAGGGACACGTTCTGAACAATTACCGAATGGGAAAGGGCAAGGATGACGAGCGCCATGTATGCCCGCTGCAATTGGACGTTGTCGAAAATTGTCTGCGGCTATATTCAAAACCCGGCGACGTAATCATGGACCCTTTCAATGGGATCGGGTCTACCGGATATATGGCGATCAAGATGATGCGCAGATATTTGGGCTTTGAATTGAAGTCTGAATACGCAGCGGTTGCTAACCGCAACATGATCAATGCTGTGCAATCGCGTGGGGATTTGTTCGGGGTAGCGGCATGAACGAAAGCCTCACAATCCAATTGCCGACTCCTCCGAGCATCTGGAGGCTCTACGTAGGACAGGGAAAGCGGCGCACCAAGTCCAGCATATATCGAGCATGGATCAAGGAAGCAGGATTTGCGCTCATGTCGCAGAGGAAAGCACACAAGAGCATCGATTGTGATGTGGCTGTTTCAATCCGCGCAGTTAAACCAAAGGGCAAGCGCAGGCGGGACATTGATAATCTGATCAAAGCGCCGCTGGATCTGTTGACATCAACACAAACCATCATGGATGATAGCCAGGTTGTCGAACTCGATGTGCGCTGGGTTGATTCCGGTGCAGATTTCGAAATGACAGTGAGGGCCGCTTAATGTTGACACATAACCAATTGGAGCTTTTGAGCTTTATCAAATCCAGATTGGATGCCTCTGGGGTTCCCCCATCCTACGACGAGATGAAAGATGCTATGAATCTGGCTTCTAAATCCGGCATTCACCGAATGATCTTGGCGCTTTGTGAACGCGGTTTTATCCGACGCATTCCAGATATGGCAAGGGCTATAGAAATCATCATAGACCCATATGACCGAGGCCCGGCTGATGGGTGGGGCGCTCGTGAAAGAGTTTCGGAATATCTTCAGGTTCTTGTCCGCGAGAACCAAGAATTAAGGCGAAAAATTAAAGCGCTACAGGGGGCCGCTTAATGTTCATCGCATCAACAAAGCACGTAGACGCCAGCCCGATTACGAATTCCGCAATATGGAAGCGACAGAACAAGGAACAATATGCCGCCATAATGGAGGCAAGGATGCAGCGTGAAAAAGAGGAAAAGGCAGAGGCCGCACGCATTGTCGCCGAAGAAAAAAGGCAACGAGACATAGAGAAGTGCGTGAGTATGCTTAGGTCCGAAGCGCTCCGCGATGATCGCTATATTGGCAAGCGGATACTTGAGGCGGTCAATGCTGGATACACCCTGAACAGTATTGGCCAGCGTGTGTGTCTTGTCTTTGGCGTCACCCTGGAGGAATTGCAAAGCACATCAAGGTTGCAGCGGTTCATTCTGCCGCGTGCCTGCTTCTCATTTTACGCAAAAACTGAAGGCAAGCGCTCATACACACAAATTGCCAGATATCTGAAGCGTGACCACACAACGATAATGCACGCGGTGAAGCGTTATCCATCACTTCGCAATGAAGCCAAGGCAAAGAGGGCCAAATCATGAGCAAGCAGGAAGTCATAGCGGAACTCGAAACGGTGCTGGATCCGGACCACGCGCAATGGGTTTGGGAACATCGCAAGACGACGATCAAAAAACCGCTCACAGTCAGGGCCGCGCAATTGCTTTGCAGGCAGCTTTTAAAATGGCACGATCCGAATGAAGCCGCTGACGTGATGATTGAGCGATGCTGGCAGGGCTTCAAGGCCGACTGGATGCCAACAAACAACCATGCGCAGGGCCGATCACAACCGCGACGTGGCGGGTTTATGGACGCAATTATTAAAACAGGGTTTGGGATGGAGCAACGGCATGAAACCGGAGACAGAACAAGTCATAGCAGCAATGTGGAACGCTTTCCCGGCCAGCCGCGACATGGATCGCGAATTAACAATTAGGGCTTACAGGAGCGCATTGGCCGCGTTCAATGATGGTGCAATCCAGAAGATTGCAACACGCTATCTGACAGGCTACTGTGGCCGAGAGAACAAGACATTTTGCCCGTCACTGGCTGAGTTTGCCGATGCCGTGCGCAAGGAAAACGGATATTGGAATGGTTCGCAGCCTCGGCCACTGCAAACGGCTTATAAATCGATTGCTTATCATGGCAATCCAGATCACGAAACGCTTCAGGATAAATGGCGGCGAAAGGGCCGTGAGGTAATGGCCGATTGGGACAAAGAGAACGGCTATGACTATGTGCATGATTCCGCGAACAAGACGCCATTGTTCCACGAGCGCATGGCGGAACTGCGGAGCAGGGTGAGCGGTAATATTGCTGGCGTTGTGGTGCAGGAAAGGAAGAAAGCGTGAACGCGCCGATGAAAAATATTGCCGCTTTGTATGTCCAGACAGGCGGCAGCTACTACAACATAGACGGCGTAGACACTTGGGATGAGGTTCGTGATGCCAGAAATTACGCTGGCCCTTATCCTGTCATAGCGCACCCACCCTGCCAGAGATGGGGGAAATTATGGGCGGGACAGCCGCTATGGATCAAACGCACAGGAGAGCGAAAGGTAAAAGGCGACGACGGCGGATGCTTCAAATCTGCTCTCACCGCTGTCAGAAAGTATGGCGGGGTTTTGGAACACCCATTCGGAAGCCATGCATGGCCTTATTTTGGTATCTCTAAACCTCCACGAAAAGGTGGGTGGATACCAGCCGACGAATATGGTGGTTGGACATGCTGTGTTGAGCAAGGAAAATATGGTCATTACGCACGAAAACCCACATTGCTTTATTCGATGTCTACAGAACGGCCAGAACTAGACTGGGGTCACAGCCCGGCCAAATACCCGCCAGAAGCTATAGAAAGACATGGCCTTGCATATTGCAAACGGGCTGGAGAACTGGCGTTCAAAGGTGGAGGCAAAGACAGCGCCCAGAGGATAGGGACGCCCCCGGCATTCCGAGACCTATTAATAGGGATGGCAATGTCTGTTCCCTTGGACATCCTCGAAGCAGAGAGGGAATACTCATGAACGCCTACGCCTGGAGCACATACACCACGTCAGAAGGCCACTATGCACTCTATCGCCGCGTGCATCGATCTGAATTTGAGTTAGTCAAGATCGGCGGTGAGCCTGTTGTCTATAAGAGCCATGACAAGGCCGTCATAGCGGCGATGGCGGCGTTGATTGACATTGTGAACACCGACATGCGCCGCGATGGCGAAACGTGCACAGGCCACCGCAATGAGGCGGAGAAGGTATTCAAGGGCATGGGCCGGGATGCAAAGAGCAGTCAGGCTGTCGATTCCTGGTATTTTCAAGGGCCGCAAGGCAAAGCGCAGGAGTCCTGAATGAAGCGCGTCAAGAAAAAACCCGTCATCACCGCCAATCTAACCCTTGGCGAAACCACGGTTGATAACCCGATGTTCAGCCGTGACCACCCGGCAAGCAGATCAAACCCGCGTCAGATCAAAGCCATTTTGAATCATGGCGAATCCCCAATTGCTGCCATGTATCATAGGAAAGAACAAACGGGCATTGACGAAATCGACGTTCGGACAGCCGGCGAGTTTCGGCGACTATTCGAGGCGGCTGCTGGTGGGAGTTTTGGATCGTCTGGCGATATCAAGGAATTTGTCGATGGTGGAGGCTACCCCGATATTCTCACAGACAGGCAGGCAAGAGCTGCAAAGGATTTGGCCGCTGTTCATGTGCATCTTGGCTCGGTGACATATGCGGCTGTTGAAAGGGTGTGTGGGCAATGCCTGTTCATCAATCAGATTGACACTCGACGCCGGACACAAGACGCCATATCAGAACAACTCAAGGCAGGGCTGAAAAAGCTCGCTATTTATTGGGGATTCAGGACGGACAACAGACGCAAGCGGGCATGATTTGACAAATGTACGCTCATGTGGTAGCAGTCTGATAGAATTACGAAATTCGCCCAAAGGCGACAACTTCATTCACATTTTGCCGGAAAGCTGGGAAACGGTACTAATCAACTGTATGGCTCCAAGTGATGCAGCAAAGCACGGCATGCAAGGGCTGTACGCCTGTCACAGCCGCGTTGTTTCATTTTGACTATGGAGTTAGCGGAAATACCGAGAAGCTCACCAGCGGCCTTGTCTGAGCGAATGGAAACGTATGTGGCCCGCATTTCTGCGAGCCATTTGTTGAAGGATTCGGGGGTCATTGTGCTGCCGCCTTGGCCTGATCGTAAAGCGCATCGCCGGGGAGCAAGCGCAGGCAATCACCCTCAAAGTAATCAATTCGCATATCGCTGTTGTTCGTAACCTTGAGGGCGTTTCGTATTTCAGCCGGGAAAACGCCGCGCTTGCAGCGCACCTTTATCATGTCCTGCGGGGCGGTTTTTACCCAGCCGCCTGCGTTAATCTGGATACCGGCGCGCTTGCCGTTTACTATGATGAATTTGCTGGTGATCTTAATTGTTGGGGTGTTCATATCCGTTTTCTCCGTTGTTGGCTACTATCAGAAGAAGCCTTCTGATTTACCGTTAAACATCATTTCGATGCGACACTTGCCTGTGCCTTTTGGGTCTTCCCTGATTTCGAATGTCTCGCCATCATCGGCAACGCTGGCTATGATTTCCGCCTGCGCCTTTGCGGCTGCGTAGTTCGGGAAAACTACACTGTAGCTTGTAATTTTTGCACCTGTCACAAACATGTCCGTGTCCTCCGTTGTTGGGGTTTAGCTTTCGGTTTCTACGTTGACGATATAACCAGCATTTTCCCATGCGGCTTTGACCATCTCAAAAGCCTCTTTGTCGTTCGTTGTCATGCTGGCGGCACAAAGGCGGGCTTTGGTGTTTTCGATTTTGTAAGCTGTGTATGTCATATCCGTGTCCTCCGTTGTTGATAGCCCTATAATACAACATAGTTTGATAATGTCAACAACAAAATACAACAAAGTTTGATTAATTCCGGGGCTGGTATCCAACCATATTGGATTTTAGTCGAATAACCCACTCTTGGCGCTCAAACCGCAAGGGGAACAAAGCAATGGCCGCTCGCAAACAACTCTGGCACCCTGACGAAGTGAAGAAAAGAATCCAAACCAGTCAGCTTATTAACCGTTTGACGCAGAACGCTCTTTCGGATGATGAGATCATGACGGCAAGTCAGGTCAACAGCGCCAAGATTTTGTTGAACAAAGTCGTTCCCGATGTGAAGTCAATCGAGGTCACTGGCGCAGGCGGCGAACCGATCAAGCACGCTATCAAAGTGACAATCGTTGACCCAAAGCAGTGACACGCTGAACATAGAGGTTCCGCGCAAGCTCGCACCTCTGTTACAGCCGTACAGGTACAAAGGTGGGTTCGGTGGCCGCGGCGGGGCGAAATCTCACTTCTTCGCCGAAATGATGCTGATGCGCTGCTTTGAGAAGGAAACCCGCGCGGCTTGCATTCGTGAAGTTCAAAACTCCATCAAGGATTCAGTCAAGCAGCTTCTCAAGGACAAGATCCAGAAGCTCGGGCTTGGTTCATTCTTCGAAGTCTTGGACAGCGAAATACGCGGCAAGAACGGTTCGCTTATAATCTTCAAGGGTATGCAGTCCTACAATGCTGAAAACATTAAATCGCTTGAGGGTTTCAATATCGCGTGGGTCGAGGAGGCGCAGACGCTTTCAGCCCATTCGCTCAAGATGCTACGGCCAACAATTCGTATGCCTGGGTCCGAACTATGGTTTTCGTGGAACCCGAGACACGACAGCGATCCGGTTGACGCCTTCTTCCGAGGCGGCAGATCAATCACAAACGGAATTGCAGTCGAGGTAAACTGGCAGGACAATCCATGGTTTCCCGATGTTCTTGTTCAGGAGAAGAACGACGATTACGCTGCGGATCCCGAAATGGCGGAACACGTCTGGGGTGGTGGATACGAAATCATCACCGAGGGCGCATATTACGCCAAGATGATTCACGCCGCTGAGAAGGATGGCCGGATCGGTGACTATCCATATGACCCGCGCTTGCCGGTCAAGACAGCCTGGGACATCGGTGTGGATGACTACACAGCAATTTGGTTCTGCCAGGATGACGGCCACAAGGTTTATGTGATCGACTATTACGAGGTGAGCAACGAAGGCGCAGAGGAAATTGTCAAGGCCACGTTGCCGGAGTTGAACCCAGACATTCAAGAGGCCGCAGCCCAGATGCTGGAGATAGGCCGCGAACAACCATTCATGTATGGCCGCCACTTCCTTCCCCATGACGTGAAGGTCCGTGAATGGGGCGCAGGGGCCAAACAACGCTCGCTCACGCTGATGGGCCTTGGCGTGAAGCCATTGCATGTCGGTGTAGCAACAAACCCGGCAGACAGGATCAACGCGGTTCGTCGCATCTTGCCGATAACGCACTTCAACAACACCAGCCGGGTTCAAGTCGGGCTGTCACGTTTGCGGAGATACTCGCGCCGCTGGAATGATTCAATGCAGACCTACACGGCACCGCTGCACGACATCAATTCGCACGGTTCAGACGCCTTCGGAGAATACGCCATCAATTGCGGGATTATCCCTGCCAAGGTCGAGCCAGAGCCTAAGCCATTCGAAATCAAGGGCGGCGTGATGTTGCATGGACCGCCTGAGCCGACAAGCAAATCGAGAATCGCATTATGATCGATGATCTAGCCACAGACAGCACAGAAGACCCATACACAGAAATGCGGTCGGCGAAGCCGTGGCTGGCTGACATTGACAATTACGAAAAGTCCGTCACGAAATACAACGACACGTCGGACAAGATTGACGACTTGTATGCCAATCTAGAGAATATGGCGTCTATCAACCAGGAGCGCGAATTTCAGATATTCTGGGCCAATCTTGAGGTTCTGAAGCCATCGATATATTCCCGTCCACCTGTGCCTGTTGTTGCCACGCGATTCAAGGACAGGAAAGAAGTCAACCGCCACGCGTCGGAAATCCTTGAGCGCACGCTGATCACGTCATTCGACACGCAAGACATTGATATCACCATGCGGCATGTCCGCGATGATCTGGCGACAAATGCCCGAGGTGTCTTGTGGCTACGGTATGAAGACGACGGTGAACAGGAAAAGGTTTGCTATGACCATGTGGATCGCAAGGACTTTGCCCACGAAATAGCACGCAAGTGGAAAGAAGTCGGCTGGGTAGCTCGCCGTTCTTGGCTGACCCGCAAGGCTGGTATTGAGCGTTTCGGCGACGATTGGATGAAGGCCACATTCACGGACAAAAAAGACAAGGACCGCGACGACACACCATCTACAGAACAAAAGGCTGCTGTCTGGGAAATATGGAGCAAGTCCAAGGGCGTCGTTGTGTGGGTGTCGGCAGGCATGGAAGATGTTCTTGACATCAAAGAGCCATTCCTTTCGCTCGATGGCTTCTTCCCATGCCCACGGCCTGCTTATGGCACATTGCAACGCGGCACGTTGATCCCGGTTCCCGATTTCGTTTACTACCGCGATCAGGTGGAGGAAATCAACGAACTGACGGCCCGCATTTCGGCGCTGTCTGAATCGCTGCGGATGAAAGGCTTCTATTCGGCAGGCGTCGAAGAACTGAGCGACGCTATCGAGGCGGCACTCAAGAAGACCGACAACAACGCCTTGCTTGTGCCTGTACCCAATACGGCAGCACTTGGCGGGGCTGCATTGAAGGATTCAATCATCTGGCTTCCCGTCCGTGAGATTGCCGAGGTCATCACGCAGTTGATTGGCCTCAGACGGCAGTTGATTGAAGACGTTTATCAGATTACCGGGCTTTCAGATATCATGCGCGGCGCGACAGATCCGAATGAAACGCTCGGCGCTCAGGAATTGAAAAGCCAATACGGTTCTGTCCGGGTACGTGATCGCCAGCAGGAGCTGGTCAGGATTGCCCGCGACGTCACCCGCATTGCTGGTGAAATCATGGCCGAGAACTTCAGGCCTGAAACCATCATGGCTATGTCACAATATGACGACGTTCCAAGCAACCAGCAGATTCAACAGCAGATTCAAGGCATCCGGCAGCAAGTCCAGCAAAAAGCAATGGAAGTCCAGGGCAACCCGCAGATGCTGCAGCAGCTCCAAAGCGATCCAAAACTTCAGGAGCAGGCCAAGCAGGCGGTTCAGCAGGCTCAGGGGCAGATCAAGAAACTTGAAGGCTCAGTGACGTTTGAGAAGGTTATGGAGTTTTTGCAAAATGAACGGATGCGGCCTTTCAACCTGGACATTGAAACCGATTCCACCATTCAGCCGGACGAGCGGGCCAATCAGGAGGCTGTCGGCAAGTTTATGGGCGCGCTGGCAACCACACTCAGCCAATTGGCTCCAATGGTAGCGGCACAGCCACAGGCGGCACCGTTCGCCGGTGAGGTTATCAAGTTCGCTGTCGGGCCGTTCCGGGCAGGGCGTCCTCTTGAAGCAGCCATTGATGAATTCACCGATCAGATGAAAGAGGTTGCCAGCCAGCCAAAGCCAAACCCGGACGCTGACAGGATGAAGGCTGAGGGCGAAAAGGCGCAGCACGAAATGCAGATGAAGATGCAGGAGGCAAAAAGCGCTCATGAACTGAAAGTTCAGGAAATGCAAGCCAAGATGCAGGCCGATCAGATGAAATCTCAGGCCGATCAGATCAAGTCACAAGGTGAAAGCCAGAAGGTCCAGGCTGAGATTGAAAAAATCTATGCCGAGATCGAGCGCATAAAGGCGCAGACATCGGCATCTCTGGCAAAGGCCGAAGAACAGTCAGAATCGGAATCATATGATGGGTAGCCCGGTAACACTCACATCCAGCGGATCGGTTGAATACGGCCCAGACGTTCCGCTTCCCACGCAGGATTATTGGGTGGGCCACGCCATTCGTGAGGTCAATTCAACTTACGGCGATATCGTTTCAGTCGATGCCAAGAAGAAAAGCCTGATCAAGTTTGGTAAAACGCTCCAGGCAAATGACGGCGTTCGTACAACGGTAGGGATATTCCAGGACGCAGTGGTCAACGAAACATTCGCCGCAGGCAACACAGTTGATTCACTTGTTTCAACATCCGGCTCAGATACAGGCATTGTGACAGTTGAAGGCCATACGATGGATGGGTCAGGCAATCTCACATTTGTT